TGGCTCATCAAGTTCGCTTGGCTCAAGCTCCTCGGTGGACTCTACCTCATCTATCTCGCAGTGAAGCACTTCACAAAAGGCGAAGAAGACCACAGTCAAACGCAAGCGGTAGCTCGATCATTCTGGTGAACTGTCGTCGCAGTCGAAGTTATGGATATGGTTTTCTCCATAGATAATGTTTTCGCAGCAGTGGCTCTATCTGACAAGCTATGGGTAGTTATGACATGAGTATTTATCTGAATTCTTGCAATGCGATTTGTAGCATGAAAATTCGTATCTCTCATGAATAAATATCCAGACCTTGAGACTGCAGCATATACAGTTATTGCTATTCTTTGAGTAAAACTTACTCTTGGATTCCTTGCTCATACATTTCATCTTGGATCAATAGAAGTATTCATGGAAGGACACTATGCTTCTATGGTTACATCGGCTCTGACTTTGTTAGTATTTTCTTATCCATTTATTAAAAGATATGTCACTCGATCTTAATAAACAAAAAGTCCTTGAACTCAAGAAGAGTAAAGGCATTGATGGTCAGCTTGCTCAAGTAGTATTTTGTGTTGATTATTCAGGATCTATGTCATCTCTTTATCGAGATGGATCTGTTCAGAAAGTGCTTGAGAGACTCTTTCCTGTAGCAATGGCATTTGATGATAATCAGAATATGGATTTTATTCTATTTCAAAATAGTTATCATGTGTGTCCTGCTGTAACTCCAGCAAATCTCAAAGATTATATCAATAATGTTGCTCTAAAGCAAGGATATTCTATGGGAGGAACGAGTTATGCTCCATCTCTTCAAGAAGTAATTCTTCCAATGGTATCTGATACTAAAATTGAGAAGAAGGGAGGATTTCTTGGATTTGGTAGCACTACAGAAACTGTAGTAGGATCTATCAAAAAAATAGAACATCCAGTATATGTAATTTTTCTTACAGATGGAGATTGTGGAGATAAATCAGATACTTATGAAGTAGTACGACAACTCTCTCGTGGTGGAGCCTTCATTCAATTCATTGGAATTGGTTGAGATTCATTTGCAACACTTCGCAAACTAGACGACCTCGGATGACGAGAACTAGATAATGCAGATTTCTTTGCAGTTGATGATATCGATCAGATTTCTGATGATGAACTCTATAATCGTCTCATGACTGAATTTCCAGGATGGATTCCTCAAGCAAGAGCGAAAGGATACATCAACTAGTCTCTTTTATTTCTTTTTATTTTTCGCATTATGTGGAACATTTTAGATATCGTCATTGGTAAAGTGGCTACCAACAAGCTTCGTCTCAAGCTTGGAAATACAAAGCGCAATCCTATTGCTCAGCTTGCTATTCAAGTAAAGGAAGCTTATATAGCTGAATGGAATAAGGTAGGCGAGGTAGGTAAGTTTATTCTTGTAGTTCTTTCTCTCACAAATCTTTTTCTTCTTTCAGGAGTATTTTCATTTCTTCTGATCCTTACACTTGACTTCTTTCTTATTCGATATCTTATCAATAAGTAGAAGCTCCTCATAGAGAGGAGGGGGAAATTAGCTCAACGGTAGAGCAAGCCTTTAATAATCGCTGATGTACAAGGTTCAATTCCTTGTATTTCCCCTTCTCTTTATGAATTTTTATGAAAGTTATTTTTCTTGACATCGATGGAGTTCTACTTCCACTCTGAACTGAATGAAGATGATGGAGATCTGAATGAAGACTTACAATTCCACAATCATGTGCTGAAGCTCTTTATAAGATAGCTCATCATACAGATTCAATGATAGTTATCTCTTCTTCATGGAGACATCATATGGAATCTTGTAAAGATCTTCTTGATCAAATTGCTGACTTCAAATATCAAGTTTGATGAAAGGATTATGTCGAGAGAATCTGGGATCGAGTAATCTCAAGAACTCCTTCAAAGACTGATGGAGGACGATCGACTGAAATTCTTATGTGGATCGACGAATATCATAGAAGCTGCAAGACTGGACATCATATTACTCACTGGATCGCAATAGATGATGAATGATTTGATATGAAGGCAATCAAGCGAATTGGAAAACTTATTAAAACAGATCCAAACATCTGACTTACAGATGAAGATGCAGAATTAGTTATTTCTTTACTTTCTTAGCATGCCTAGATCAAAGGTAAAAGTTTCAACAAAAGAAGAACGAGCAGCAGAAGCTGCTAAAAGAGCTGAAAATGACAGACTCTTTCGCATTTATATGATAGAAATTTGACAATGGAAAATAGTAGATTGACAAACTACATGGACAGAAACTTATAAGTCTCAAGAAGATATTGTTGAATGATTCAAGGCTTGGTTAAAATGAGCAAAAAACACGAATAAATAACTTGATTTTCATTACAAAAAAAGTAAAATCAATCTGCTTTATAATTCATAATTACACGACACATGAGCTCTTCTCTCAATCAGGTACAACTTATAGGAAACATGACAGCGGATCCAGAGATCCGTGAAACTCCAAATGGACTCAAAGTAGCAACATTTTCACTTGCAACCAATCAAGTATGGAAAGATGTTGCAGGAGTCAAGCAAGAAAAAACAGACTTCCATAACATCGTAGCTTGGAAAGGTCTTGCAGATATTGTAGAACAATATACAAAGAAAGGTAAGAAACTTTTTATTCAGTGACGCCTTCAGACAAGATCTTGGGACGATGCAAGTTGAACAAAAAGATATCGTACTGAAGTAGTTGCAGATAATCTCATCCTTCTTAGTCCAAAGCAAACAGAACCAAAAGAATCAATTACAGTTGATGATTTTCCTACAGAATATTCTGCAAGAAAGAATCCAAAGCTAGACGAAGATATTTCAATTGAAGACATCCCTTTTAGATAGAACCTAAGTAAGTTCTAAAACTACTTGACTTTCATTTATGACTACATATATTCCATTCTCTCAAAGACAATCACTTCCATACGAACAACTTGGATCAATTGCTGATTATCTTGAAAGAATTCTAGGATGGGATCTTGAATATCAATTCAAGAACAACTATCATTATTTTACTGATGGTAAATGAGAAGGATATAAATGCTTGCTAGGCTTTACTGATTATGAGAATGATGTCTCAAAATTGAAGGCCTATTTTCTTTGAGATAATGGAAGCAAGCCTATGTTTGATCATATGCCTTTCAATGTATTCTAATTCTACATATCAAGCTCTACTTCCTGCAATTCGAAATGAATTATGATATATAAACTAGATCTTGAAGAGATTTTTAGATTCTCAATCATAGGAACGCTTCCTTCGAAAAAAAATCATCACTTCATTATGAAGAATAGACATACAGGAAAGTACTTCTTGTCTCCTGACGATGCTTATCGAACATGGGAATCAGATCATGCAAAAGATCTTGCTCTCATAGCAAAACCAATTCATGATGTAAAAGATTTATTCGTTCTTTACAGATTCTTTCCATCAACAGAGCGTGCATTTGATCTTTCGAACAAGATCGAATCAATCAATGATATGATGGTAAAGTCTTGAATAATTGCAGATGATAACTGGAAGATCTTAGGACACTACATGTCAGAAGTTATTGAAAAGCGAAAAGATGAAGAAGTTGAAGTGATTTTTTATAGAAAAAAGTAAAAAAAATTTGACTTTCTTTTCAAAAAGCATATAATGCTATCCAGAGATCCAATCTCTTTTATCTTCTAATTTTCTATCATTATGAAAATGATATTAACTCTTCTTGTAGCTTCAGTTGCTATAGTATCTACTGTATCAGCAGCTACAGGTTCTACATCTACTGGTAGTACATCTACTGGTTCAACTTCTACTGGAACTACTCTCAGTGGAACAACTTCTACAGGATCTACTTCTACAGGTACTACAAGTACAGGAGTCGTAGTTTCTACTTCAAGCAAAGGTGCAGGTGGACCTACTCGTGGTTACAACATGACTACTAAGCAGTTCGATCTCGTTCCTCAATGCTTTCCATGGGCATGGCTCTATGATTTCTATAAGGGAAACATATTCATGATCTATGAGAATCAGAGAGTCTGTCGTGAACAGCGTCTCATTGACTTCGGAATGTAGTCACTCCTCTCGTTGAGAGGATGAAGTTGGGGAGAGTATCGATACTTGACACTATACTTGACTTCATTCTCTTCACGAAAGAGACATAAAAATCTTCAGCTACTTCTCTGGAGGTACATACTCTTGCTTGATGGGTATAAACTGGCCAATACTTACAATATGTGCTGTCAAGCGAGCTTCTATTCTTGTCTGGAGAAGTCGAGGTTTTCAGGAATAGAGGGAAATGGTTACACGTATTGTAAGTGGCTCAAGACTTTTATGAATAGAACAGAACACGTTATCTTTGCTCTCAAGCAATGAATCAAATCTTGGCACGAAGGATCTCTTCTCAAGGATGAAGCTACATATGACATGTATCATCCTACAAGAATCACTCTACAAGAACTCGAACAGCTTCGTCAAGCGACGAACAATCAAATACAGACTTTAATTTCTAACTACTTCTAATCATGAAAAAGCACAAGCACGAAGATCTTACCTTCGAAGAGTCACTCAAGCGCTCAAGTAAGAAAGAACTCCGCAAGATCTGCAAACACTTTCATCAAATGAATATCAATGCAGTAACTGAAAACTATCAGCTTGCTGAGATGGTACGAGGTCTTCAAGACAAGCTCGCAGAAGCTCAATCAACCATCAATCATAAGACAAGAATGTTAAAGTCTCTCGCAAAGTCTTAATATGATCAAAAAAGGAACCACTTCATCAAAAAAGAAAGCAGTCAAGACTCTTCCAAAAAAGGAGTCTGTTCCTGTAGTGAGTCCTATGATGCTTCCAAGTCATGCAAGACGCATAGATGATGGATCTATTATCGACATTCGTACTCCTCTCTGAGAGAAACCTAAAAACGCAAAGCTGCGCTATGATGTATCAGGATCTCAAGACATAGTTATTATTCCAAAGGAAGAGGAAGTTGAATGACTTACTCCAAAACAAGAACTCTTTTGTCAATACTATTGTATGAATGAAGAGACTCGCTTCAATGCTACTCAAAGTTATGCATTAGCATATGGCTATGATCTAGATGGAGCAAGTACTGAGGTCATTAGAGATGAGCTTACTGATGAAATAGTGAAGAAGTCAGAGAGAAGTAGGCTTGAAAATATATGTTGAGCTGCAGGTAAAATGAATTTACGAAAAGTTAAGATTCAGGAAAGAATTACTCAACTTTTTAATCAATTAAAGCAAGATACAATTGTCGATCGAGAAATGATGAAGCTTATTCTTCAGAATGAAGACAATCGAGCTAAGCAAGATATGATTAAAGAGTACAATAAGCTTATGCAAAGAATTACAGATAAGACGAAAGATGAATCCGAATCAGATGTAGCAAAGGCAGAAGTCTATCGAACATTGCAAGATAAGATCAAAGCAATGCCAAAAGAAGAAGTTTCATCAATCATTCAAGATCTCTTAGCTTCAAAATAATATGGACAATCCTGCATTATTTATCATCTGAATCTATCTTCTGTCAATCTGAAATGTAGGTTGGGGATTATTATTCATTATTCTATCATACTAGTATGAAATTCAAAATACAACTCATCATTCTAGGAATACTTAACTGATATCAATTCAAAGATGAGATGATCAAGTCAATAAGCTTGTCAGAAAAAGAGACTTGAGTATAATTGTCCTCATGATATACTCGAAAGATATTGAAGAGAATTTGAAGCAAAGAGCGACACTTCTTCTTAAAGCAAAGCTCGATCCAGAAGTACAGCAAGTAATCATGCGTCAATGCTATGATGATCCGCTGTTCTTTTTCAATATGTTTCTTTGGACATACAAACCAAAAGCAGTCTGAGATGAATGAGAACCTGAGGATCCAAATCTTCCTTTCATTACATACGAGTTCCAGGACGAATTCATTACAGATCTCATTTGGTGTATTGAAAATCAACAAGATAATGCAACAGAAAAGTCTCGTGAAATGTGATTCTCATGGCAAGTACTCTGAGTAGCAGTTTGGTGATTCCTTTTTAGATCATGGAGCTGACTTATTGGATCATACAAGGAGGATTATGTAGACAAGCAATGATCAATGGATTCTGCGTTCGAGCGTCTTCGATACATGCTTGATAGACTTCCTGATTGGATGAAAGCTTCTGATATTATTGCAAAATACTGTAGTATTTCAAGTAAGACAATCTGAGCAGAAATTGGTGGAGACTCCTGAGAAAACTTTGGTACATGAGGACGTCGTAAGTGGGTATTCATGGATGAGTTTGCATTATGGAGAGCAGATGAGAAAGCTTTTCGAAAGACAAAGGACGTTACAAACTGTCGTATCATTGGAGGAACTCCTGAAGGTCGATTCAATATCTATGGAAAGATCATGACAGGTCATCCAGATTTCAGTCATCTCAACATCAAAAAGTTCAGATTGCATTGGAAAAAACATCCACTCAAAACAGAAGCCTGGTATGAGGAGCAAAAAAAGAAGAGAACGAAGCTTGATGTCGCAAAAGAACTTAATATCTCCTATGATGATTCAGTCACAGGAGCTGTGTATCCTGACTTCAGAAATCTTGTACGCTTCAGACAGGTCGACTACAATCCAGAATACAGAACATATACATCATGGGACTTCGGTCGAGATTCAAATGCACTCATTATATGGCAAAAGGACTTCAAAACATGAAGAATCTATCAGCTTCGATCTATTCGTAAAGTATGATGGCATATCAAGAAGTTTGCAGCATTTTGTACATGAAAGCCAACTCAATGAGAAATCTATACTGAAGAGGAGCATGAATTCATCAATTGGGTAAGCGACACAATCAATAATCGCTATACAAATCACTTCTGAGATCCATATAACTGAGACTCAGTACAGACAAATGCAGTAGAATCAGTGAAAGATATCTTGAGATGACTTGGTATTCATCTTACACTCAAGTCAGGATCGACAGTAGAGTCTCGTATCAGAGATACTACTCTTGCACTCAATCGAATGACATTCAATGAAGGTGATACAGATCTCATTCAATCAATGATTCAATCGCATTATCCTCAAGTGAAAGAGAATAGTCAGGCGACATCTGAACGAACAAAGCCAGTTCATGATGAAAATTCACACTTCAGAACATGTGTTGAATACTTCATAGACAATGAGCCTCGTACAGAAGGACTCATGAATCCAGAAGCTCCTAAGATCTTCATGAATAAAATGACAGGAAAAATAGAAGTAGTTCGTAAAAGAGCAAACAACTTTGGACTTGCTCAAAGATAACATTGACTTTATAGGAATTTTAGTAAACTAAAGGCATAATTATCAATCTTATACATCTATGAGTGATCACATTCTAACGCTAGATACAGCCAAAACATGGACTCCAGAACAATGGAAGACATTTGTTTTGCGTCGTCTTGTCAATATGAGAACAAAACGATGAGAAATGGAGAAGATTTGGGAGCTCTGTGATGCTCAAGTCAAGTCTGAATCATATTACGACAATGATGGAGTACTTAATGTGAATATTCCTCTTGAAAAGACACTGAGAGAAATCTATATGGGTCGTACAGAAGGAAAAGTGAACTTCGATATCGTTCCAGATGGACAAGCAAATATCGAAGATCTTCAGCCATCAAAGTATGCAATGAACTTCTTTCTTGATGGTAATGGAAAAGATAACTTTTGGAAAGAAAATAAGGGTTTTCGAGAGAATAAATCAACATACTGAACAGGTATCTTCTTTACAGGAATGCGATCCTACAAAGATCTTCGCTTCACTCTCAAAGAGGAAGCTGATGTTACTGGAGAAGGAGAACTTTTCAATGAAGATAATTTCGAACAAAAAGAGCATGAGACTTGGTTTTTCTTTCCTCAAAACATTCATCCTCGCGACTTCTATATTGATGATGCTGCATATGGACAAAATGATCTTCAATATGCACAGGATTGTATCAGAAAAGAGAAAGTTTCTCGTATTGACTTCGAGCTTCGTTACAAAGAAAATAAGGCATTCATCAATATTCAAAGTGCTTTAGGAGAAGAAGGAGGAGCTGATATGATGCCAAAAAATGAAAATGATAAGTCCATTGATCAATCAGAATACATTCTTCATCACTATTATCATCGAGTTACGAAGAAGTATATCATTATCGTCAATGAAAAGCATATTATCTTCGAAGGTCGCTATCTCTATGAAGATGGCAAGCTTCCATTTGTAAGTGCTCAACACTACTCTCGTGATGATCGATTCTGGGGAGAAGGAATCTGTGAAAGAACTGCATGGCTCAAGGCATATCAGTCTGAAATATGGCAAGACATTCTCTCAGGAGCAGAAATGAATTCATCAGTCAATATTCTTACAGGGAATGATGATCAGATCTGACAAGATTGGACAGTCTGAGGTCGCTGAGTCAATATATGGCGATCGACATGAGGAGCTGAGAAAGTGCAACAAATTGGTACAACTATCAATCTTGGATACTATACAGCAGTCCTCGACAAACTCGATCAACTCTCAGCAGTCATCTCAGGTATCAATCCTCTCGAACAATTCGATCCAGGATCTGATAAGGTTGGAATCGTCGAAATCATGGAATCAAATAAGAGCGTCCGTAATAAATCAGTCGACGAAAACTACAATATTGCACTTGATGAAGCATTCACACACATGCTTTCTCGTATCAAGCAATTCGCTCCTGCACTTCTCAAGGTCGACAAAAAAGACTCTGAAGGCAAAGTTATCAAGACAATATTTCCTAAGATTCGCATTGAAAACTATGAAGTCAAGAAGGAAAAAGGAGGACAAGTCTTCGAAGAAGCAATCGGAAAGTATGGATACTTCGATCTCAAGCAAGATGTTGTTCAATGAGTAGGAGTAAAAGTAGTCACTCCTTCTACAAATTCAGTTCTTCCAATTCTTGAACGTCAAAAAGTCAATGAATACATTACGAATATTCAAAATCTTGCAAATGCCTTTGCACTTGATCAATCAGGAGAATTCCTCAACAAGCTTCGTGAACAAATCAATGTAGAAGATCTCGTCTGATGGATGTCTGATGCATATGGATATGATCGAAATGGCCTCAAAGCGAATTCTGAAAAAGATAAGATCTCAAAAGAAATTGCTAAGAAATACGAGGCTCTCAAAAATGCTTTATCAATTAACGAACCTACCGATGAAACAAATGCTATCGCGCCTACTGGAATGGATGCTGCTGCACCTTCCGCAATATCGCCGCTTGGATCAGAGATGTGATGATCTGCTGCAGCTCTCTCAGGAGCTTCAGTCTGAGCTTCAGATCAAGGAACAGCAGCTCCTATGATGTCAGCTTAACAATGAATCTCTCAAAGAAGATAATATCAAGCTTTGAAAGAATAATAAAATTCTTGTAGAAATAGCAGAAAACGCAGAAAAAGAGCTAAAAAGCCTACAAGAAAAGTTGACTAATATTGACAACAAGTATAATCTTATTGACTTCCCTAAGATGGCTCTGAAAGAAATTGATGAGCGCATGTCGACTTTTGATAAGACGACTGCTGAAGTACTTTGTGAATACCTTCGATACGATTCGTATCTTATCGTCAAGAATCTTGCAAAGATTGTCAATGATTGAAATGCATGAAATGCAATTGCATATCGAGACTGAGCTCTTTCTCGTAATGATGCTCTCATCGAAAAGCTTTCAAGTATGAAGACAATTGACTTCAAAGATCGCATAGCAGGGAAGGTTGATATGAAATGATCCAAAAAGGTAGGATAAAAGCATTTTACTCTTTTTTGCCTCAAAGTCAAATCAATTTGTCAAAATCTTATGAATTTCACAGAGATAAGCAGAAATGCTTGTCTCAATGAAAGCTATAAGCTTCCATAAAAGAGGAGTCACATCTAAACTTTTATGTTCTATATTCTAAACTCCATTACTATGGCAGAGGAAAACAAAGGAGAGGACGTCAATCTAAACTCCAACGGACAGGGAGACTGAACTTGAACTGAGGGCACTCAGGGAGATGGAAGTCAAAAGACTACATTCACGCTTGAAGAAGTTGAAGCGATGAAGAAAAAAATGCAGTCAGATTCTGAAAAATGAGTTCAAAAGTTGTTCGAACAACAAAAACTCTATGAAGCAGTTATCGACAGCGTAGCTAAGATCTCAGATGATCCAAAGCATCTCATCATACTCAGCGAAACTAAGCCAGAAGTAGTAAAGATGATTCTCGACAAGTATTACAATGGCCAAAAGCTAGAAGAATACGCGAAGGATATGTGAATCGAAATCGATCTCAATGATCCCGAGATAGTCAAAAAACGAATCGCTTCTGAAGCAGAACGAATTGCAAATGAAAGAGAAATCTCTAAGGAGAAGGAATCTTTTATCAAAGAATTCGAAATGATTGATGAAGAAAAAGAGCAATTTGAAGCGGCCTTTGCAGAAAGGATGCAGCTCAAATCTTTCAGTACTAAAGATCTTCGTAAGCATCTTGAAAAGGCTTATAGAGAAATTGACTCTGATTCGGAAGGTCGTAAAAAGCTCGAACAACAGGCAACTATTGGAAGAGCAATGTCGACAGGCGCTTGAAAAGATACTGGAACTCAGACCGATCCTATTAAAAAGAATCGTGAAGAAGCGAAAGGATTCTTGGCAAAGCACAAAATTCTTTAATTCCACGCTAACAATTATTCGTTATGCCTATTCGTCTCGCAGAACGTCAAGGAAATGAAGCATATACTCGTAAGGGTATTGGTGCAAACAACCTCGACCTCACAAATGGTGCTACATTCCTCAAGAGAGCAGGTAACGTCGTTTCACAAGCGACTGCTGCTACTGATCGTATTGTCGGTGTAAACATCACTGAAGCTCTTTTTGCTTCAAACAATGAATCAGTAGGTCTCAAGGAAGTGAAATATCTTCCAAAAGAAGTTTACGCACTCTATGAGTGTACAATTTCAGGTGGTACTATTACAGTAGCTGATGAAGGAAAGTTTTACAATCTTTCTGCTGCTGATACTGTAAATGGTACAACTGAAACAGCTGTCCCTTATTACGCCAATACTTCAGATGCTGGTGCAGCAGCTGATCCTGTCATTTCAATGCAACTCGAACTCGTGAAGTTCATCTCTGCTACGAAAGGATGGTTCCGTATTGTCAATCTTTAATTCCACGATAATCTTATTCGTCTTATGGCTGCAACTGATCTAGTTACACTCGACAATACCATTACCTTTGAAGGTTCTGGTCGTGCAGTCCTCGATTCACTTGTCGTCGAAACAATCGACCGCAATGATATTATGGAGGACCACAAGCAGTATACCTCAATGTTTGAGTATACTGATACAACTCTTATCTCTCCAGATCAGAAGTTCGGAACAAAGAGTGCTGGTAAAGGTCTTCAGGATGTAACTGAAACTGGCGTCAAAGCTCAACGCGACTTTACTTTTGGTCCAAAGAAAGGAGTTTACCAAAAGGAAATTGGTGAAAAATTCTCTTCAAGCTACCTCTTTACTCAATGGTCTCGTAAGGCTAAAACAATCTCTGGTGCCTCTGATGGTATCCAAGCAGAACTTGCTAGTATGGCTGAACAGACTATGGATCTCGTAAAGGGTTACGACATTCGTTATGCTGAAGAAATGGTAAAGGTATTCACACTTGGATTCTCAATCTCAACTGCTGAAGGACCTGGATCACCTACTCCAAAGGGACTTGCTCTCTTCTCTGCTTCACATACAATTGCTGCAGGTGGAACATTCTCAAATCTCGTTACTGGACCTTCTTATACATCAATCGCAGTCGGAACTACTCAGCTCCAAGCTGCAATCGATCGTCATAAGAACATGAAGGATGAAAACGGAAAGAAGATTGCTCAACCACGCAATGCTCCATACAAGCTTGTATGTAGTCGTGCTCGTGAAGTCTTCTGGAAACAAGTTCTCAATGAAGGATCAAACTTCTCAGGTCAAGGTTCAAATGCTAATCAAGTCAATCAATTCAATTTCAAGGGAAATCTTGTACAAATTGAAGTATGTGATCTTCTTGGAGATCTTGACTACAATGGTGTTACTATTGGATCTGATGACATGTGGTTCCTCATCAATCCAACTATGATGAAGAAAACGAAGGCGCTTCGTACATATCGTCTCTATGAACCACGCATCAAGCAGTGGGAAAATGACGAGACTGACGAAATGAATACTTCAATTCGTGCAATCATTGGTTGTGATCATCACGGTGCAGAATACTGTGTTGTTGGATGTTCGTCTTAATTGATGACTACAGACTAAAGAAGGACAAGAGAAATCTTGTCTTTTTTTATTTGCAATTTTAGAAAAATCACTATAATGAAGTCAACATTTTTTATTCTTTTCTTTTTTATATGGGAAAAACAATTTTTTCAGGCCTTCGTTTTGTAGATCTTCTCAAGCATGATCCTCAGGCAGCATTCCAATATCGTCTTGATCATACAGGTGAACCAATTCCAGAAGAATATGGCAAAATCAAGCTTGATACTTTTCCAAATAATAAAGTTGATACTGATGAAGCACTTGATCCTACTCCTCTTCCAACAGATGGAACTCCAGTAGTGACTCAAGCAGAATTCAAGCCAGTTGATCTTACAAAAGAAGATCGCAAGACTTATACTGAAGAAGACTTTCGAAAACTTCTCAAAGACAACAACATCAAATTTTTTGCAGGAGCAAAAGTAGATAAGCTTGCTGAGCTCTGCATTGCTAACAAACTCATCTAATTATGGCAATCATATATGGAGACATCAAGAATAGAGTGTGGGGACTGCTTGGACAAAAGAGTGATTCTACTTCATTCTCTCCAACAATAGTTGGGGATGCGATAAATAATCGCATTCTCGACTTTTTGCGTTGAAAGATTACATCACTCCTCGATCCAAACAAGATCTATTCAACAGGAAGACTTTGGCTTCGAGAAGGATCAACTTACATACGAACTACCTATAATACTGCATTGACTCAGCAAATCAATATAGGAGACACTACTATTTACTGCAATACTACCAATCTTTCGACAAGTTGATGGATTGAAATAGGAGGTGAACAGATTTCATATACTGGAAAAACAACAACTACTCTTACAGGCTGTTCTGCAGCTCAAGCAACTCATGCAAGTGGAGTTACTGTAATACAACTCTATACAATGCCTGCAAACTTCGAGAAGCCTCTTGCTGTCTATTATATTAGTGAAAATGGTGGAAGAATTGCTGAAATTCCTTTTGATGAAGGATCTCAGTATGTCTACTATGCAATTCTCAAGAAAAGTACTGCAAATCTTATTCGAGTGACATGACTTGATCCAAATACACTCATTGAAATCGAATACTCGAAATCATATACTCCAATGGTGAATGATTCTGATGTATGTATCCTTCCAGATCACTATGGAGATACAGTCATTGGATATCTAGTAGCAGGAGAACTCGGACTTGACAAAGGTATTCCAAATGCACAAAATCATCTCATTCGAGCTTATGCAAATCTTCAAAACTGTTATCAGTATTTCAATAGTGAATCTTGAAAGCCTGTAACTTCTATCAAGCCAAAATCTTATAACTTTAGCTCTCTTCGCCGATGAAGGACTACCCGATAAAATGATTCTGATCCAAGCTCATGGTAAAATCAAGGAGTATCAATAATATTCCAGATCAATATCTTGAATGGGCACAGAATGTACGCATCTATGATGGAGGCATAGGACCTCGAAAATGAAAAAGACTTCTCCTCAATTCTACCTTAGGAACTGTGAATCGAGGAGGTTTTTCTATGAATAGCAAATTATATCAAATTGCAAATTCAAAGATCTATGAAATCAATACTTTGACAGGAGCTCAGACTGAAAAGGCTACACTTTGATACGATGCTCTCACTGATATTCTTGTCTATTGAAATACGATTGCAGTGATTGTATCAGTAGGACAAACTCCAAAGATCTTCAATGGAACTACAGTAACAGATATTACAACAGTACCTGCTTCTACTACAGGAATTCTTGAGTATTGTCGTAATTTTTCATTCATTACAAAAGATAATATTCTCTATATTTCTCGACCAATTACAGCAGCGAATCCAGAATATGCATATGATTGGACAGGATCTGGAAGTCAAAATATCACATACGATTCAAAAGTAGCAGGACTCAAGTCTACTATGAATGGACTCTATGTTTTTCTTGACAACAAAGTTGAATATCTTGGAGCAAATGCACTTCAAAATGTATCAGGAGCTGCTACATTCATTTCTACTCCTCTTGGAGAAGGTGCTGCACCTATTTCAAATCTCGTTATTGCTGCATCTGGAGATAAGATCTTCTATATATCGAAGAATCTTCAAATTCAGACGGTGAATTTCGTTCAAGGAGCGACGAATCCATCGATTGGTGAACTCTCAGCGCGACCTGTCGTTTGAGTACGCGAATTACTCAAGGACATAGATCCAAATCAACCAAATGCATTCGCTTTTTATAATGAAAATGACAAAACAATTCAATTTCATGTAAGAAGTACGAAATCTCTCTTCAATGACTATGTGATTGTGTATGATCTTGTCAATGATACTTTCTCAATTGATGTTGGAAAATATTACAACTATATCATCAAACATGGAAGCGATTACTATGGATACTCAGACATCAATACTTCTGTCTTTCAAGATGATGTAGGATATTCAGATGCAGGATCTCCAATCTCAACAAAACTACGCACTTGACCTTATAATGCAAACAGCTTAAAACAGAAGATGTTTTGAGGCATTTTTACGTCCTGATCTATTTGATTTCTGACCGAGATTACATATACTGCAAATATAGATGGCGATACTATTTTTCAAGAAGATGTAATTGGAAATCAATTATTTCCTGAAGGAATAGGTGAACTCTCAGGAGGTGAACTCTCAGGAGAGCCAGTTGCTTGAGACTTAATTTATGTGCCTGATCGACAAATCTTTGATCGAATTGCTGATGAATGACGAATTTATGCAACTGGTACACGTATTCAAATAGAAATGACATGTACAAGTCTTGTTCAAGATTGGATCATTGATATGCTTTGATTCATGTATGAGCCTACAAATTATATAGACACTAACAATAAATTCTAATTATGGCAGTATTTCTTCAATCAAATTCCAAGTTTTACATCAAAGAAAACTTTACTCCTTCTCTTTGAGTAGGTGGTACTTTTCAAATCTCAGGAGATCTTGAAGATAATTCAGAGATCGAATCTGGATGAATAAATACTTTTGTTGTCATTAAAAATGAATCGCAACTTGAGCGATTTTCAGTTACTCTTGCAGGCGGAATTGCTACTATTGTAAAAAGAGGATTGAAGAAAGATTGAGTGACAGAAGATACGAATCTTCGAAAAATATGGGGAGAAGGATCTATTGGATATATTACTCCAGCTCCTCTTGATTTTATTGCTACTGCAAAACTCGATACTGCAGGAGGACTCAGAACAACAATGGGAACAGCTCAAAATATCTGAGCAACCAATGGAAGTCCAAATATTACTGTCGCAGATACTACTGGATGGGCGAATGGAGCTACAATCACAGGAACTGGTATTCCTGGGGGAACTACTATTGTGTCATTCGTGCCAAATACGAGTGCGGTACTCTCAGCGAACTTTACAGGAACGACAGGAACTGTATCTGTAATAGTATGAAAAAGAATGGTTCTAGAAATAGATTCAAGTAATAATGAAATCAAGAAAGTTATATGAAATGGAACTACTATTGCTATTACAGATACATTCAGAAAAACAAAACTAGATTGAACTTATGAGGATATTCCATATGAAAATATTAGAAATGATCTCATTTCTGCAAATTTTCCACTACAATCTCTTCGAGAGACATTTACTCCAAATTCATTCGGAGTTTGATATACTCTTGTTTGATCATCCACTCTTTCATGATCTGACTCCTATGTCGGCAAGACAAGTATGGGTACAGCGCGAGCAGGACTGCATACAGGCGTTATCGAGACAAAACTCTATGTGGCATGAGGAAACAATGGAACATCATGAGCATTTGCTACCTCTGAGGAGTATGATTTTGTAACGAATACTTGGAGCTCAAAGGCAAGTATGCCTGCAGGAAGAACGAATGGATATAGTGGAGTCATCTCTTGAAAATTCTATGTCATCGGATGACTTTCGGATTGGGCTTCTCTTACATCATATCAGGTAAGCTGTTATGAGTACGATCCTGTAGCAAATACATGGGCAAGTCGGGCAACTCTTGCTTCTGCTCAATGAGAAGGAGCATCCGCAGTTTGGAATGGAAGACTCTATATCATAGGGTGAAGAAATACGACACCGACTGTCCTCAATACAGTTCAATATTATGATCCTGTAAGCAATACCTATACTACTGGACTCGCTGCTATCCCTTCAGCGAGATGGAATACTCAACATCAGGGTATAACTGTCGGGAATACGATCTATCTTGTATCAGGGAAGGACTCAGGAGGAACGAATCAGACGACCATGTATGCCTATAATCCTGTCGCTAATACATGGGGAACGCTCGCGGTAGTTCCTGCAGCTCTTCACTGGTCTGCTGTCGCAGGAATGGTTCTCGATGGGGCAGGAAAGATATTCGTAATTTCCTGAAATACTACAGGTATTGTCACGACCAACTATGAGTACAATATAGTTACAAATACATGGGCTACTCGGACAGCCGTAGGAACAGGGACGATTCTCCATTCAGCCGAAGCATACAATGGAAAAGTCTATTATCTAGGATGATATACATGAGCTGCAAGCGCTCAGAACATCGAATACTCTCCTCTCAGAACGAGATACCTGTACGAGCGAACTTCTTAATTTCTCTATATGAATTCACTTCTTAAAAACCTTTTTATGAAAAAAACAGAATACACGATTCATCTTTTCTCAGAGCTCTATAATGGGCATCAAATCGATAATCCGACAGGAGATCCAACCGCTATTTACTATACTTTTACTATAGGAGATCGGAATTTCCTTCAGACACACAAGCCTAATGTACAGTGATTCGAGCCAGTATACAGCACTGACATCGATCTTATCGAGGCGCACATAGCTTCACTACAAGAATAAATCATGAAAGCAATCCAATTCATAAAAAACATCTTCATAAAAAACGCTTCTGGAGTAGTGATAAATCCTGCAACTAATGAAAAACTGGATGAGGTTATCACTGCAATAGAGGCATGAGGATGAGGTGGTGGAGGAGGAAATGTGTGAGTTCTCGATTCTTCAGACACTCGTATAAATCCTGCAACTGCTGAACTTCAAGAAATGACTGTATTGATGAAAGCTATATTATGAGCAATACAGTTTTCCAGAAATGCAGACATGACGAATAACTCAGACAGAGTGACTGTAGTGAATACGGTTCCAGTTACAATGACATCGACAACTCTCACTTCTTGAAATTTGACATCTATGAATGGAGTCGAATCAAATCTTGTTCCTAGAATGGCAGAATATCAGGCTTGGAATCAAATGGTTCGATCAACTATATCTTAAAAAATCACTATGGCTAATAACTTCGTAAAAGCTCTCGATGCTCAACTCTGGAGACCAATAAGAGATCTAAATAATGCTCATGCTGCATGAGTTTCAGTGTGTTCAGATAAGAGATCGGATATTTCAAGAAATCCATTCGTATATCAGCTAGTATCAGCATCTATTTTGAATAGGTGGAATATCATCACGAAGGGTATGTGACTTGTTGCGAATCCTGGACTTGGTGGTACTTTTGGTGCGTGAGCTACTTCTGAATTTGTTCCATCTCGTGCTCTTGAGTGAGCAATCGGTGCATGATGTACAACAACAAAAATAGTCACGACTACAGTTATCACAGCAGTTTGAGTGAATATGCTTGCAAATCGATGAGGAAGTGGAGATTATGGATATAAAATTCGCATCATAGGGAAATCTTCATGAAAGATAGAAGAGCGTATTATTGTAGGTAATACATGATGAACTACCCCGACAATTATCTTAGATAATCCTCTCACATTCACACCAACAGCAGCTGATACATACGAAATTCTCTGATGAAGAGTATTTATGCTTAGTGCATGAGTTCTTGCAGCAACAAGTTTTAGATCTTTGGAAGTTGCAGCAAATCTTTTAGCAAACGAATGAACGACAAATCTTCCTGCTACAATAGGAACCGATTCATTTATGACTGTTCTAGATGAGCAATACTGTCCATTTGAACCATGATGTGGAATGGTGAAGTGAGAATTCAAATATGATGAAAATATATCTGCAAGATATGCTTTATCAGCAACAGCATCATGAGCATCTTCAATAACTTGACAGGTGACAGGTGGTGATTTTTCTCTCGTTGCTAATGAATACAGAAATTTTCAGATAAGAGTCGTTCAAGATACAGTAACTCCAACATCAGTCGGACAGAGAAGGATTATTGCATCTCATACAGCATGACCATCTGTAGTATACACATTGTGATCTGCCTGGACAGTTACTCCTTCAACATCAGCAAAATTTGTTATAGAATATCCAAATCTTATTCTTCTAAGGAGTTCAGCAACAGCAGTAGTATATACTTATAACTACAATAAGGAAACAATCAATAACTGAACGAATAGTATTGCAACAAATTCGTGGCATCTTACATATTTTGCCAATGCTCCTGCAGTCCACTGAGCATGACATCTTATAATGCCTGCATTTGCAATAACTCCAGATGTCGAAAATAATGCGAGACATTCTCATGTATTTATGAGTCGATGAGGATGATCGGCTCTCATAGATCTTCTTGATATAGCATGAGCAATAAATTGAGCATGGTCGTCATCTATTGTGTATGATGGATCAGTTGCTATGACAACATGAACTTGTTGAGACTATGCTCCTTGCGATAATGAAGGGCGTATGTTCTATATAAATGTCTACTGAGTATCTATCCATAATCAGATTTATCGATTCGATGTCAAGAATCGAGTAATGAGTCCTTATACTCCGACGAATAATCTTCAAGCAGGTACTGCAGCAGTCGGAAATCGTATTGCAAGTTATGCAGCACTAAAATCAGAAACTGAAAAATATTCTATGGTATTCCTACAGTCTCATCTTTCGGCTCAATGTCAAGAAATCATAACTCAAATATAGTATGCAGATACAAGAACTTCTCACTCTCGCACAAAATAAGCTCTCTCATCTGAATAATCGTCTAAATTCTCTCATATCTGAATGAGATCTTGAATGAATCGATAAGGTGAATATTGAAATCGAAGAAACAGAAAATACGATTAAAAAACTTCAATCAATATAATAATGGCAAAAGAACTTCAATTCTTCTCGGATATAACTTGACTCACAATAGAGGCGAGAGTCTTTTTTGATGATGATATTGTAGCTACTATAGAGCTCACCGAATGAGATAATCTCGTATATCTCTGAGATATGCCTACCACTCTTCCGATGGCTGAATTTGCTATCGGATTTTTCGAGTCTGGAGAGATGATATGATTCTGAAGTATTATGTGGAACGGAGTCCAGGAACTCAATTTTGGAAACATCGTGACTGGATGAGGTGGATGAATCATTGATCTGACGAAGAAACATGAAGAAATCATCGAGAAGTATGAAAAACTCATGAAGAATGAATTGAAAAAGATAGTGGAAAGTATTCCAAAAATCGACATTTCTCCAGTTCTCACTGCAATATCAAATATTCCAGTCGCAAACCTCTCTGATATAACTCTTGCATTATCAGCACTTCGATGACAAATAAAACTTTTTAATGCTACTATCAAAAATGACTATATTTCTGAGAGAAATCGTATTGAGTTGGAATATAAAGATAAACTTGATAAAAAAGCTTCTCTTTTGCAAGAAAACGAATACAATGCAAAAGAAAAAGAAAAAATAATTCTTGATCTTTCTTCAAAGATAACTTCTCTAGCAAAAATAGTCGAAGAATTACAAGAAGAAAGCAAAGAAAAAGAAGAAGAAATGAAGCAAATTGAAGAGCATTATATCAATGAAATTGAAGAAGCAAAAAAAGAAAAAGAAGAAGAAATTATAGAAAAAATAATTCCAATATTATCCTAACTTATGGCTACAAACAATCTTCAAAGTAAACTTGGCCTATGACTCGCTCAAGCACAAACGGCTAACATGAATGCAGCTGCTTATAATTCAGCAAATGCTTCACAGCCTGGTCGAATTCAAGTCGAATGAGGAACTTCAGTAGGATCTCAAGGAACAATAAAATCTCAAGTATTATCACCTGCATCTTTATCTACTCCAGCTGCAGCTCCAACTATTCAAGCATCAGCTACACCTATGGCTGCAGCAAGCACTGCTACTCCTTCAAGTCCTTCAATTACCATCAATAATTGAGGGAAATCTTGAAGTACTCCATTAGGATCAAGTCCTGTAGGGACTAAGACTGAGAAAGTAAAATCTGAATCACTTCCTCAAACAGGAACAGAATGAATAACTACTCAGCAAACTACTCCAGCACTCACTCTTCTTCAGATCAGGAATCAACTCAAAGCTGCAAATCCAAATGCAGCTCCTCTTGAGATTATGAGACAAGCAAGAGATCAATTTAATGCACAAAAAAACGTACTTACTCCTGCTCCTACAAAGCCAGAAGCTCAGACATGAATTGCGCCTCTTGATGCAGAACTTGCAAAGCTTCGAGAAGAAAAAGCTCAAAAAATCAAAGATACTTATAAAAACTATACTCTTGCACAAGCTGATTATCAGAAAAATGCAGGATATTATACAAACTTCAATGAAACAAATTCCAAATTCAATCAAGTTGTTTCAGATATTCAAAACACTCTTACAAACTCAAAAACAGGAACTCTTTCTAATCAAGAAATTGCAGTAATTGCAGCAAAAAATGGAGTCTCTCCTGAAGATGTAAAAAATCCTCTCAATGTCTATAATAAGCTTCAGATGACTGAAGAATGAAAGCTGACATTAGGAGTTACTGCAAGAGAAAATCAGATTGCTGATATGCAGACTGAGAATGATAGACTAAAAGAAGATGCAAAAGTATCTCTTGAGCGAAATACTCAACAACTCAACTATCAGATTGAAGATGCTCAAAAGCAGCTTCAAAGAAATCTTGATTGGGCGACAGCAAGTGGTGCTTGGAGTGGAGCAGCCCGATCATCAGGATATGAACAAGGCATGAAAAATATGAGAGATGATACTGCTACTATTATCAATAGAATCAATGAACAAATTTGAAATCTTGGTGCAGATAATTTGAAATATATAACTCGTCTTAATGAAGATTTTATAAAAAATACAACCAGAGCAAAAGAATCTCTTGATCTTGATCTCAAGAATCTCAAATTTGATTCTGGACTCAAGCTCAATGGACTTGAAGAAAAGTATGGGAAAGGATCTAAAGAACTTCTGAAAGCTCTTGATGCTATCCAGGAGGAATTCGGTACAAAATCTCTTGAATCCTTCAATAAATACCTTACTTCAGTGAAAGGGATTCAAGAAATTACTATGGGAAATATCAATCTCATGGATAAAATGAATACAGTATCTAATGCTCTCAAGAATCGTCGATATGGAGAACTTACTGCAAACAATGGAGCTCTTCTTCAAAATACTTCTCTCTCTTCTCTTATGAAGGAAGTACAAAGTGGAGCACTTGATTTCCAAAAGTATGCAGACGCAAGAAATCTTATGATTTCAAGTGTTACAAATGCAGTAACTGCAAAACTTGGTACAGTTACTCCTGAAGATCTCAATGTAATCACTCATCTTATTGATAATGGAGCAACTCCAGCTCAAGTACTTGCTAGATTCAATCTAGGATCTTGAAATACTTCTTCATATACAGGAGGAAGTTTAGGAGATATGAGATCTCTAGGATATGATAATAAATGAAATCCAAAACCTAATGGATATGCGTGGGCAAAAAATAATAATCCTGCAGGAATCACATGGAATGCAAACTTTGAAAATAAGACTCCAGGATCTCTTGCAGATAGACTTGCGAAAAAATGAATCCAATTCGTTAAGGGTACAGAACGAGGTCCAGGGGAATGAGGACAATATGTTCAATTTGTTTCTATGGATGATGGAATTGAAGCACTTCGCACTCTATGGGAAATATCATCAGAAAAAGGACAGACTGTATGAGATAGATTAAAAACATTCTCAATTGCATGATATACTCTTCCAGTAGATCTAAACAAGAAATTTACAGATCTTTCTACAGCAGAACAAAATGAGCTTATTACTCTTCAAATACAGAAAGAATCCCCTAAACTTTATGAAGAAATGAAAAGCAAGGGATTGATATGACAGCAATCTACTCAAGCTTCAAAAACATTCACTCCTTATCAAGAAGCAGGAATGTTGAAGTTTCAAAAATCAGGAGATCCAAAAGATCTTGCAGAAGTAGGAATATCAAAAGATCAATACAATGCATATGTAGCTCAACAAAAAACAAAACCAGTAGGGAAGAGTGGAGACTTTCAAAAGTCAGAAATCGAACAATTCAAAGCATATAACTGAAATTCGATCCCTGAAGAATACAAAACTCCAGAAGAAAAAACAGCATTCTTGAATCGAATGAGTGAATGGCAATCTCAAGGAAATCTTACAAAGATCGAAAAAGATGATATCGAAAAAACTCGAACAAATCTTGAAAGTGATATTGCTTACAAAGCAGGTCTAGAGCTTATGCCAAAATTCAAGACTCTTACTGGAATCAATCAAAGACTCAAAGATGGAAGTGCTACTCCTCAAGACAAACAACAGCTCATCAATGATTTTGCAAAAATACTTGATCCAGACTCAGTAGTTCGTGAAGGTGAATATGCTCTCGCAGGAAAGTATTCTCAATCAAAAATAGACACATGGAAGCAAGAAGTAAAGAATTTCTTTACAACAGGAGGTCCTCTCTCAGATGATGCAGCAAAAATGCTTGCAGAAGGAGTAGATCGTCGATTCAGTGCAATTATGACTGAATATGATTCATCTATCGATAGAGCTATGAGAAACGTCAAATTCAAAACAAATAGAGATGTTCCTACAGACGCTCTTCAAGTAGAATATTCACCTATGAGATCCAATTCTTGAACTACAAATCCTCAAGTCATGGAATCGACTGTTGATTCAATTTATAATGATATAATATCACTCTAATATGGCAATCAATCTCAAACCACCAGCAAAACAATCTTTTACAGGAACGAATCCACTTCAGTCGTTTCAAAATCCTGTAGAAGATTTTCTTGCGCCTTTCAAACAACAAAAAACAGAACTTGAAGGGAAAATCAATGAAATGACATCAGCACAAGCTCCTAATCCAATGCCTCAAGTAACAAATGAGGAACAAGAAAAATTTCTTCGAGATGCAAGATATGAAAGTGCAATGCAAGATCCTAATGTATCAGGAGTTACAAAATTTGTATGAAAAGTGCTTCATGGAATTGATAATCTTACTTGAGGTGGTGTCACAGAAACCGTTCAAACAATGGCGGAAACTCCAGCATCTAGTCCAACTGAGATAGTAGGATCATGGGCTCAATGAAATGCAGACGCAGCAAATGCGATCAAGAATCTTTGATATGGAGACATGAATCCAGAGAGAGAAGCAAAAATCAAAGGATATATTCGTCAAAAGCTTAGTGAATGAGTAGATCCAGAAGTAATCAAGCAAGCTCTTGCAAAAGCAAAATCAGAAGGGAAGCTTCAATGATCTTGGTCAGATAATCCTATCTCAGGAACTCTTTCAAGTATAGTAGCTGCTCCATTTCAATGAGCTGCAGCTCTTTTTGGATGAGAAGCAAAATATCTCGAAGGAACTGATGCATTGCTTGAATGAAGAACTGCAGAAGGTGTTGCAAAAATGTGACAATGAGTAATTTGAGGAACTATGTGAGCACTCTGAGTAGCTACATGATTTACTCCAGGAGGTGCAGCAGTAAATACTGTTCTCAATAGTGATACAGTAGCAGAGCCTATGTGAAAATATATCGTTGATCCTACTAAAAAAGTTACTGCGTTTGGTCAAGAGTTAGCTTGAATGGATCCAAATAGTGAAGCAAGTAAGTCTGTTCAAGAAACAATGTGAATGATCGGACCAATTGCTGCATTCGGACTTGGACAAAAATATGTAGCTCCAAAAGTCACAGAATATACTGGAAAGGGAATTGATTACATGAAAGAAAATTCTCCAACAGCAAAATGAGTAATTGAATGAACGAAGGATTTTGCAAGCAATACTGCTGACTATGTCAATCAAAAAGCTGCTGCTATAAAAGAAAAAGCTACTTGATATCTTGATCAAGCTATTCTTGACATAGATAAAGGAAAAAAAGCAGGATATCAAGCTAATCCTTATGTGAAAGAATACTTTGATCGTGTTACAAAAGAAATGGAGTCTCCTGAAGGACTTGCTGATATCAAAAATACAACAACAAACTTCATAACTGAAACTGTAGACGCTCTTCAACCTATCATTCAATCAAAACGAAAAGCTTTATGAGAAGATTCTACTGTGTATGCAGAGATTCGAAAGCTTCCAACTCAAATAGATCCAACTCCTATCATAACTGATGTTCAGGGAATCTTGAAAAAGAATGGACTCTCTTTTGATGAAAATGGACAAGTAATGCGTGCTCCAGGAAGCAAATGAGGAACTCTCAATTCTGCAGATCTTGCAAAAATCAATACTATTCTCAAAGATATTATTGCAGATGCTGATACGAATGGAGGTAAGCTTTCTGTGAGCCAAATTCTTGATAATCGTAGAAATGCAAGTGAGTTTGCAAAATATGATGCTACTACAACTTCAGATTGAATGAAAGTGATGCGAGCTATTCGAGCTGCGATCGACAAGACTGCAAAAACTGAAGTAGCATGACTTCGAGAAATTGATAAGAATTTTGTCGACAAACTTGAAGCATTTGATAATGCTACAAGAGATCTTGTTTATAAGCAAGGCGAAAATAAAGGTGAATTCATATCGAATTTCAATAGTAAGATCAAGAATCTTATGAATGATCGTAATTCTCCTTTGAGAGGGCGTCTCGATGAAATTATGCCTGAATTATCTGCAAGAATTGAAGCTATCAATCTTATACCAGAACTTCATCGTGGATTTACAAAAGAACTTTGAGGAAAGTGGTCAAGTCCAATGGCATGAGGAGCAGCATGATATGTTATGTGAGGTCCTCTTGGAGCAATTGGATGATTTTTCTTTGGAGCATCTGTACAGACTCTTCTAGGAAAAGTGAAAGTAAAACGAATCAATGCAATTCTTAGTCAAGTTTCTGAAGCAGGTAAAGCAAGAATTGATGAGATCAATGCAAAAATCAAAGCAAACGAAAATCTTACAAAAGCAGATGCAGACTTTCTCAAGGATCTCAAAGCAAAGATCGAAGAAGCTTTCGTTCGTGAGAAAATTATTCCAAAAGATTCAGTAAAAATGCTTCCATCAGGAGAATGAAAAACTCCATCAGCAGTCAATGTGAAATGAGAAGTAATTGCTGAAGATGGAACAATTCCTCTCAAAGCAAGCGATGCTGAAGTAATTTCAGGATCAAAGAAAGATATTCAGAATGCAAAAATAGATACTCAAAAACCAAAGCCTGAAGCTCAACGATTATTGCCTGCTCCAAGAACTCCAGAATGAACTACTATTCCTCGTACTGATATCGTTGCTGAAAGTATGCAAGCTAACAAAGCAAAGAGACCTGAATTTGATTCTTCTAAAAAGTCAATTATTCCTAAAAAGCAAGCTTCTTTAGATGTGGATAATGAATTGATAGAGGAGGCGAGAAAGTATAAGAGTGCTGATGAGTTTTTGAAGGCTCAATGAGAAATATTATATAGATGATGAGTCTCTGAATGAACATCATTTACTACGCAAAAAAGAATTGCAGAGGATTTTGCTAAATATAGATGATGAACAGTAAAAGAATATATAATATCTAAAAATGCTAAAATTGCAGATTATAACGATTTTCCTGATAGAGTATACAAAAATACAGATAATTTCGAAATGTGGCTAGACGCAAAGAAAGATAAACTATCATTTATGGAAAATGAGCTTGAGAGTGAGTTTCAAAGGGTTACAAAATGGGCAAAACAAAACTGATATGATGCTATAAATTTACCAGTAGAAGATGAACTAAGAATTATAAATAAATGAGTTATTATAGAAAAGCAAGCAATAATGGAAATCTACGAATCATCAAAACAATTCAAACCCCCTCAGTCCTCTCTCACTCTCTCTACAGAAATCATTCCAAAAAAGAAAGAAAAATATCGTACAGCAGATGATCTTAATAATACACAACTCACAACGAAAATATTAAAGTGACTCGGTGATAGAGAAACAGTATCAAAAGAATTCATCATGAATCTCACAAATTCTGGTGACGTGAAGCAAATCGAGAAAGATATCATCCGCACACTTCTCGAGACAGAGGGGGATAAAATAAACGTGCCAGAATTCAAAAGAAAGGTAGAGTCTGAACTATTGCCACTCAAGGTAGTTACACCAGAGCTATGAATGGGCGATATAGATAATGAAACAGGAGAATTTTTAAATGCTCGATATGAACGTGTTACACTACCACCAGAAATTAGAGGAAATATATTAAACTATAGAGAAAAAATATATGAAAGTCCTATAGATACTGAGGCAGGAAATATACATTTCGAAGGAGATACTAAAAACTACTTCTGACATACTCGTGTAGAAGATATGGCAGATGGAAGCACGAGAAGAGTTATAGAGGTACAAAGTGACTTATTTCAGAAAGGGAATTTGGAGAAAGAAATGTTTGAAAGAAATAATGCTTGAAGGGTATTAAAATCGTATATTGAAAAATATTGAGAAAAAGAATGAAAAGCAAAATTACTAGAAGATAAATGACCATGAATGAATGATTTTGATAATAAAATGACCATTGAAAAATATGATGAAGCAAAAAAACTCTCTCAATACAACGACCCTACAGCTCACTTCCGTATGATACGAGAAGAAGTATCAAAGGCAGTAGAAGATGGAAAGACAAAACTTCAATTCCCTACAGGAGAAACAGCAATGAAGATTGAAGGCTTGGGAAATAGGAATAATTGGAGCACTTTAGATGCTGATGGAAGAATGAAAACCCTTGTTCCCGAAGAATTATCAATAGGAAAAGAAATAACTGACTGACATCTCTGGATTATTACTGATGTATTATGAGATGGGAAGTTCAAGGCGATTCCAAAGAGGGAATACGAATTTGCTCTTTGAGCTCATATGGATACCAAAATATCATCATCATCTCCTTATAAGACAGTATGAGATATGCCAGATGATGTGAGGTTAAAATGGATTGCAGATAGAATATCATCGTTTAATGAAACCTTCGACATTTCCTGAGATCAGAATAATCCTATCTATAAATTCTACGAAAAAGAAGTAGGTCGCTATCTCAAGAATAAATATGATGCAAAACTCGTCACCGATGATAAAGGAATATCATGGTATCAAGTCGATGTGAAGGATTCTATGTGATGAGCAATTGAAGCATTTCGAAGTTGAAAGACGATAGAAACTTCAAAAATGACTACGACTCAGAAAATGGAAATCTTGGCATTGAATAAAAAATTTTTCTGAGATGATTCAGTACAAATAGTAGAAAAAATACAAAGTAATATAGAAGCTTTATGAAGTTATAAAGATGGAATCATAAAAGTAGTTGATTGAAAAGGAAATGCTATAGATACATTTCATCATGAAGCAGTACATAAATATCTTGATGTATTTGCTACGAAAGATGAAGCAGCGGCTATCTTGGAGTATTGAAAAAATAAGTATAAGAATAATGATTTTGTGTCAGTAGAAGAAGTCATTGCAGAAGCTTTTGTAAAGTTTGCAAAAGATAGAACAGGAGTTATATGAAAAATAAGAATAATTTTTGAGAATATAATCAATCGAATACAGGAATATATCTGAAATGCAGATAAAATAAATCAAATGTATAGAGATATTCTTCAAGGCAAGATAAAAAAGAGAATTCTTCCAAAAAAAATGCCTACAGCTGAAAAAATGAGAAGAACAACTTCCCCTGAAGTAGATCATTATATGAAAGAAAATTCTTGAAATATTGTAATTCTTGAAGAATATAAAAAACAAATCATTCCAAGATGAAATAAAAGTCAAAAAGATTTGACTTTTCAAGAAGAAAGTAGTAAAATGGACTCACCTTCTAAAAAAACTACTATGTCAGAACAGTCTGTCAATAATAATTGAGTATTTTACCACTGAACATCAAAGTCTGCCGCAAAAAATATAGAAAAGTGATGATATATCATTCAATGAACTCCAAGCATGTTCAAAGGATATTTTGATAAGGAATTTGAATGACAAAACTGATTTGTTTCATTATCAAGTACAGAAAAGTTAGCAAAATGATATGCTTGATCGAAATGAGTAGTATTAGAAAATAAGATATCAAAAGATGCTAATATTGTAGAATTCAAAGATATGCCAAAAGATTCTAAAAATAGAATCGAAGAAATATCTAAATTATTTCAACTAAAGCCTTCAGAATGGGAATCTCGTTGATTTTCAAGACCAAAACTAATGGCAGAAGTGAATTGAATTTTAGAAAGATATGCTAAAGAAAATGATGTAGACGGTATAAGATTTGATGAAACTTTATCGCAACAAATTATAGAACCAGGAGAACTTAGAGTATACAATCCAAATATTCTATCTGTAACAAAAAGAAATCAGTTTAAAAAAGAAATAATTCCAAGACCTAAAAAAACTACTATGTCAGAACAAGATCTTCTTGATAAGATGAATTCAGAATATTTTGACTCTCTAAAGGATCCTGCTGATAAAAATCTTATGACAGCAGAACTTTCTAAAGGAACTCCTCTTTATGAGATAATTGCAAAAATCAATAAAAGCAAGTCTTCAAAAAAAGAGATTCTTCCAAAAAAAATGCCTACAGCTGAAGAAATGAAGAAAGCAGCTTTCCCTGAAAAATATTCACAAACAGATCTTTCTAAAGAAGCTCAAACTTTATCAAAAGAATCTTTTATTGCAAAATATAGAGCAGAGCCTTCTTGAAAAGAGTTGCGCGAACTTTCTGATAAACAACTTGATTGATTAAAGCTTTTTGAAGATAAACATTGAATAGCAAATATCAAGGATCTTAATCCATCTGAATACGATAACTTTGCTGATATAGCTACTAAGGAAGGTTGAACAAGTATTTGGAAAGAATCGCGTCAAAAAATAGATCAGATGGCAAAATTTCTAAAAGAAAATCCAACTAAAGATCTTCCTCCTGTATTTATAGACGCAAGTCCAATAACACACTTGCCAAATGTTATAGATTGACATCATAGAACTCAAGCTTATATTGAAGCTTGACGATCAAAAATTCCATATCAAATAGATACAAGATGACTTGAGCTTTTTTGGGAAAAATTTAATAAAAAAGGTTCTTGAAAAAAACAAATCATTCCAAGATGAAATAAAGGTCAAGAAGAATTAGATTCAATTCTTTGAGTAAGTATTAGAAAAAAAGTAGTTGATGATTTTAATAAAAAAGCTGAAGAATTCTATAAACAAAAAGAGACTTGAAATCTTTCTCCTGGAGAATATTCTGCAATAAAAAGTTATACATATCACAATGGAGATTTTTATAATCATTATTATCCTCAGAATTATATTCCTCGAGAAGCTTCAAAGCAAGCGAATTGGGATTCATTAGAATGAGTATTATATAATCTCAAAAATTGATTATCAAAATTGCCTTCATATACTTGAATAGTAACAAGATGAAGTTCTTGAATGCGTATATCAAATATGAAAATATGAGAAACATATGCACCAGAAGGATTACTGTCAGCAACTAAGGGAGATAAGGTACATAATACTTGGAGTGATTCTAAGGTTCTATTGAAAATAAAATCAAAAACATGAAAAGATATTGATTCAATTAGTTCTTTGAAAGGAGAAAATGAGATAATTTTTAATTACTGAACAAAATTCAATATAAAAGATATAAAAGAAGAACTTTGAAGAAAAGTTTTCTACTTGGAAGAGATATAATATTTATCACAAAAAAGAAGTAGCCTTTTTCAAGAAAAGTGATATGCTGGCCTTATCGCTTTTTTTGTATAAGCATTCTATTTATGGAGGTAGTATATTTCTATTTGGCTCAGATTTTCTCTATGAAAGCTATCAAAGCTTGATTTTCGCTCATAGTAGCCACCTTCTCTTATTTAATCTGAGGAATAGACGTAGCAGTCAAAGCATGTATCATGCTAGTATTTCTTGATTTTCTTCTAGGATTCACTATAGCTTGCTACAAGGGTCAGTTTTCTTGAAAAAGAATGATGCAATGACTTATAAAATTCATTTTATATTGAATTGCAATGATTGTTGGTAATCAAATAGATCTTCTTATATTTCATGACTCAGTAGATTTTTGAGTAAAGAATCTCATCGTTCTATATATAGGAATCAATGACTGAATTTCTGTACTTAAACATTTATGAAGAACAGGACTCAAGCTTCCACAAAAACTTATTGAGCGTCTTCAATGAATACAAGACAATCTCGATATAGATATCAATAAACGACCATAATATGACATCTTCATTAGTCATCATTCTCGGGAAGCATCACACTCAGCTTACTCAAGAAGAGTGGCTTTTTTTAGAAAATGTTGGAGTAGTGAATTGATGTTGAGGTAAGTGACAATGGTTACTTGTTTGGATTTTAAAAAAGCTTTCTCCTTATTGGATACAAGCTTCATGTAAAATTCATGATTTTTGATATGCAAAGTGAGGAACAGAAAAGCGTCGTCAATATTGTGATCAGAGATTTCTTCAAAAAATGCTAGAAGATGGATATGAGAAAATTGATAGTAAAATGCATTATTTATACTATTGTCTTCTTGCAGTAATTGCGTATTATCTTATACGAATCTATTGAAAAAAATTCTTTAATTATTATTCAAAATAATATGGAACGCCATGAATACGAGGATGATACTATTCCTCAACATGTTGCTCATCATTTGAGACAAGTTGCTCAAGATAAAGCTATCAAGGCTCTTGAACGAAAAGAAAAGCCTCATATGGATAATGATGAAATGAATGAAATAGAAAGATGACAACAATTTATTTGATATAATTTTCTTCGATAATATGAAAATCGTACACTTGGAAGGATCTGTTGATGAAAGTATGAGAGATATAGTTACAAATGCTTTGAATGAAGAATGAGAAGTGACATTTTATCTTAATTCTCATGGAGGAAAGTCTCAATTTGCTTATCAAATCATAGATATAATCAATAAAAATAAAGATCGTGTGACTCTTATTGCAGTTCTACAAATTGCAAGTGCTGCATTTAGAATCTTCTTTGAAGTAGAATGTAAAAGAGAGATTCTATGAGAAACAGAATGACTTGCTCATATGGCAAGAATGGATGTAAGAATGGATGGCAATAAAGATATTGGATCCACAGATAAATGGAGAGTTCAACAAATGAAAAAACAAGAGGAAAAAAAAGAAAAAAAATTAAAACTCTTATGAATGTCAAAGAAAAATAGAAAGCTTTTTCTTAAAGGATATGATATCTATATCAATACTAAAAAACTTCACTCAATGCTCAAAAAGCATGAGAAATATCTTAACTCATAATTTATGTACAACATTGCTCTTGCTATAGGACACAACTATACAAAAAAGACTCCAAATGGATCGCCTGATCGAGGAGCATCAGCTTCATATACTACAGAAGCAGATACTATCAAAGCTATTGTAGATGAGATCGTAAAAAAAGGTATTCCTGGATTCACGATCGAAAAAGTTCCTGAAGGACTTGATATTAAAGGACGCAATAAATGGGTGAATGATAGATCTAAAAATCTTCATGCATATTTTGAGTTTCATCTTGATGCAGCTCAACAAAGTGCTACAGGATGTCGTACTTACTTTGTTTCAGATAATAATTGGGCAGAATGAGAAGCAAAACAATTTCAAATGGAATATACTCGTATTACATGACTAAAATGACGAGGAGTTGCGTGAGATAAAACAAATCGCTGGGGACGTCTTGGAGCGATTCGTGATATCAAAATATTTGGACTTCTCATGGAGCTTGGATTCATAACAAATCCTCGAGATCTTGAAATCGTAAAAAAGAAATGAGTTGAATGAATAATTTCATGAATACAAAAGATGTTTGCTTCATAGAAATATATCATCAAACTTCCTCCAGGTAAGGTTTTTCTATCAAAAATGATAGAATATACCTAAACGCATACTCTTTTCAAAATAAAAGAGCACAAAATCACTTAAAAAGATTTGCTAAAAGCAGAAAAATCGGTAAGATGATCTTGATAGAAATATCAAGAAGGCAAAGAATCTCTCCAGAAATGGAGGGATTTTTTGTAGATAAAATTCAGATCAAGAAAAGAAAAGAGAAAAAAGATGAAAAAAAATTTGACTTTTGAAAGAAAAAGAAGATACTATTTTTGTTGATCAAATACCTTCTAACTTTCTATTTTATGTCTCAATTTGAAATAAATTACAAATCTCTTCTTAGAGAAGGATGGTCAGAAAATGAGGCAGCATGTGCTGCAATGTATCCTCAAAATTATTGAATAACATGTTAAATTACGATCCACAACTTCCAGCAGACTTCGATCCGATCGCAATGTGAGTCGAAGATCTGCCGGAAACTCAGGAGGATTCCTGAGATCTTGATGACGACTCAGATGACTTCACAGACGAAATCGAATCGGCTACCTGTCTTGAAGATCAAATGACTCTCTGTTTGAATAGCTTCTAGTCTTTTTTATGAAACCAACTCCTCACGACGACCATCTCGAATGATGGAAAGCTCAGCAACGCGAGCTTGCAAGACAAGAGATCTTGCGAAAAATTCAACAAGATCACGAAAAAAGAGTGATCCAATGTCTCGAAAAACTCAAGCACCTAATCAAGTAAATATGATTCCAGATTCAGTATTACATTCCAATGAAAAACGAACACATCATTGATGATTTCGAATAGGCGATAAAGTTCGCATCAAAACTCTCAATAAATCAGCTCTCGTAGTAGGACTCAATTATTGGTCATCGAACTGAATCTATGTCGAATCTATAAAATGACGTCTAGTCTGTACTACAGACAATCTTGAAATGATAACTCGAATCGAAGATCAAGAACGTGCCGAGTATTGCCGAAGTGCGGGCATAACAGCACTAAAGTTTAATTGAAAAACAAAAGTTTATGAACAGTAAAAAAGATACATTGGAAAACGAAACCCCGCATTTTGGCAATACTATGTTAGCTGCTGCTGCGGATGGGTTACGAAAATTTGTTTGGGTGGGTTGGAACAAACACTTTAAAAATTATTGGGTAAGTGAACCACTAACATCACGCCAATTGCTTGAAAGAAAATATCCATCATTCTTTAATATAGAAAACGATAATTGCATTTTCGTGATGGAAATTTTTGAAGGTGATACGCTTATTTATTATTCTCAAAATTCAATGAGCAGTATGATTGTCAAAATTGAGAATGGCGTGTTTGTGGGTGAAGGACCATTTAATACCCACCCATTAGAAGTATATTTTAATGCAATGGATTTTGTTAATATGGAACGGGATGTTAGCAGTTGCAGCTAACACTCAAATCATATTCTCCATGCAATAAAATTTAACACATAATATATATGTCAGATAAAATCAAAAACCTCAAGGAAAAAGTTTACAAAATGCTTGAGAAAAGCGAAAAGGCTCGCAATGATGATATTCATCTTCAATTTATGCTTATTCATCACTATTATCCAGATGGCATAAAGCAAGATGAAAATGGAGTTTGGTGGATCTCTCGAAGAGCTGCTACTGTTTTTCAAGAACGCTATGTAGCACGCCTCAGAGGCGTGATTCAAAACGAAGAAGGTCTTTTTCTTCCTACTGATCCAGCTGTTATGAGAAGGCGTAAAATCAATGAAGAAACCTGGCACTACGCCATGCTTCAAAAAGATCAGTGAAGTCATTTATAAAAATTTGACTTCCAAATTGAAAATATTACGATCGAAGCTACTATTCCTTCAAAAATATTTTCCTATGAAACTCGTTATCAAGTCTCGTTTTGGTGTGACTCCGAATTCACTTCTCAATAACTCTGAAATCTCTTTCAAAGCAAAGTGAATATATGCTTATATACAATCAAAACCTGATGATTGGGACTTCTCTACTGAAAGAATAGCAAATGCTGCTATAGAATGAAGAGATGCTATACGCTCTTGAATGCAAGAACTTGAGAAAGCTGGATATCTAAGAAGATCTCAAGTAAAAGATGAACGAGGTCTCTTTGAGATGCAGTATGAATTGTTTGATGAGCCCGTGTTGGATGAACCGTCGGAAGATGAACCGTCGGTGGATAACCCACCGGTGGATAACCCGGCCAGTAATAAAGAAAGAGATACAAAAAAAGAAATACAAATAAAGAGAGATAATATATTCTCTTTTTGGAACGAACAAAAAATAAAAGAGCATAAAAAAATAGATTCTTTTATCAAACATATTGACAAGAGACTCAAGCAGTTTTCAGAAGAAGAAATAAAAAAAGCAATAGAAAGTTATTCAAAAATACTACACAATCCAAAATGTTACTTCAATCACAAATGGACTCTCTGAGAATTTATGCAAAGAGAAAATGGAATGCCTGTCTTTCTTTATAAAACTGAAGCAGACTATCTCTCAAATAATAGATCTCCCGAAAAACAAAAACCAGTCACCATGACTGAAAAAGGACGCGACAATTTTGATTTCTTTTGAGAATAACTTATGGAACAATTTTCTTTCGAAACATACGACTTCAAGCGAAGTCTCATACTTGTAGGACCTCCTGGAGTATGAAAATCATATCAAGCAATGGAATTATATAAGCGCTTTCCTACTGAAAAGCAGTTTGATAAATATTGGATCACTGACTGAATGTTCAAACAAAAAACACAAAGTCAAGATCTCAATCTTCGAAAAGCTATCAATTGGCAGCTATCATATGAGTTTTTCCCAATGGAAATTATGATTAGATGTGCACTTCTTGTGTATGATGATCTTGGAGTATCTGATGATACAAAGGCATACATGAAGAATCTTACTTTTCTTTTAGATGAAAGAATTCGACGAGGACTTCCTACAATCTTCACTACGAATCTCACGAACAAAGAGATTGCAGATAAGCTTGATGAACGAATTGCAAGTCGAGTACTTCTTAATACTGATGTAGTTCAAATGACTGGTGATGATCTTCGAAAGAAGTCAGCTCGAGTATTTGAATACAAAGTAAAGAAAGAGGAAAAATAATTTGACTTTCAAAAGATAAAGAGTACAATATTTCTGCCTTATAACTAACCTTCTTTCTATCATGGCAAAAGAACAAACAATTATCGTTCTCGAAGAGAATGAAAAGCTCATGAAAACTTATGAGCATATTGCTCAGAGCTACTGAATAGAGATTCGTGATGTAATTGCAATGAAAAATGTTGCATTTCCTGATATAGATGCTCAACACTTCATGGTAGCAATGAGTATTGCTAAAAAATACGATCTTGATCCTAGTGTTAAAGAAATCTATGGTTGGGAAAAAGGAGGACGAGTTACAGTTGTTGCATCAAATGCTTGATTTCTCAAGATTGCTCGTCAGCAACCATGATACATCAAAATCATTTCAAATGCAGTATTTCCTGAAGATGAATTCGAAATGGATATGCTCAATGATGAAATCAAGAAACATGTTATTCATCCAGAAAAACGAGAAAAAGAATCAGTACCTCTTGGAGCATATGCGATTCTTAAAATGAAAGATCAGCCTGATCAAGTAAAATGGGTCGATTGGAATGAATATGTACAGACTTGAGATTATTCTCCATGGAGAAAACAGAAATCAGCCATGATTTCAAAGTGTGCTACTTCAGTACTCTGTCGTGAAGCATTTGGTCTCTCAGGTCTCTATGGTGAAGAAGAAATGGAACAAGAAACTTTTGATGATAAAAAGAAAAAGGCTGCAGCAGTCATGAAGTCTCTCAAGGAAGCAGAAAAAACTACTTCTCAAGAACAATGAGGTCCTGAAGATGGCGTAGTTCCTGAAGCAGAAATTCTTCCAGAAACTCCAAAAGAAGATACTCCATACAAAGATAAGATGATTTCTTATTTTATGCAATGTGTTGCAGATGGCGTCGATCCTCTTGTTCCAGCTCCTACTAATCTTGAAAGCTATACTGAAAAGCAAGCTAAAAAAGACTCTTTACTTCTTGATCAAGCTATGTAATTATGACAGCACCAAAAACAGTTACCGAAAACATCTCGCTTTACAATGGAGAAGTGAATATTCTCTTCTATCCAAATTCTCATCGCTACAAAGTGAATGGTGAAAATGTAAAATCAGTTACCAAAGTTCTCTCAGTTATCAATAAGCCACAACTTATTCAGTGGGCAGTAAATCTTGCGAAAGCATATCTCAAAGCTCAACTTATTGATGGAAATATTATTACAGATCAACTCATTGATGAAGCATGTAGTCTTCATACAAAAACAAAAGATGAAGCTGCAGATACTGGAAAAATTATCCATGCATGGATTGAAGAATTTGCAAAAGCAAAGATTTCTGGAGAAAAGAAAGTTATTCCTCTTCCAGAACAAGATCAAGCAGCAAATGGAGTTCTTGGTTTCATGGAATGGTACAAAAATCATCAAATTGAGTTTACTTTTTCTGAAAAGCTAGTATACTCTCGCAAGAACAATTATATTGGAACTTCAGATGTCTGAATTAAAATAAAGGACATTGAAGTTGGCTGAGTAAAGTATGAGTCTCTCAAGCTTCTCTCAGACGTAAAATCTTCAAAAGCAATCTATGCAGACTATATTCTTCAAGAAATAGCATACCTAGAAGCTGATGAAGAAGAAAACGGTGTTCAATATGATGGTGTTGCGACTCTTCGATTTGAAAAAGGAACAGGTGAAGAAGGAGAAATTATCGAAAAACCTTTTGATATTTTTATTCTTCTCAAAACAGATCCTCTCTATCAAGCATGTCATCAAGCATTTCTTGGAGCTTTACATCTTCAAAAAACTCTTGAAGAGGCTGAAAAACTTCTCAAAGATCGTAACTAAAATCATATGTCTCTCAAATTCGAAGAAATTCCATATAAAATGGAGCAAGTAGGATCTCAGCTTGCAGAAGCAAGAGCAGAGTATGAATTTCTTTCAGAAATGAGAAAAGTAGTACTCGCTCAAGAAGCTTCAAAGCAACATGGATCTGAAATTGCAAAAGATCGTATCGCTCGAACAACTGAAGTCTATATAACTCATCTTCATTGAATAAAAGAAGCTCAGTTCAAGTACTTGAAACTTCAAACAATGTACGAAGCTCTTCAATCAAGATTTGAGTGGTTTAGATCTCAAAACGCTAATCGAAGAATAGAAATGCAACTTCAATAATCCTTCTTGTAATTCTATCATAATATTTCTTTATGATAAAATTATGCATAAAATTCCCGTAGATTTCAAGAAAATCGAAGACATTCGTATAAGTCTTTGATATTCAAATGCTGGCAAATTTGCAAAGGATTGTACAGTTACACATCCAACTTATCTTGCAGTCAAAAAGACTCATACAAGTGGACTTAAATTTCTTCTTTGAATAGATTCTCTTCTTGTTTCAAAATGACGAGATCCTGTTTGAATAGATTATTTCAAAGCAAATGCTATTTCCTAAAAAATACAAATCTCCTGAACCAGGCTGGAAGAATAAAATCTGACAGCCTATTTTAGTTGATAATCGAGAAAAAGTAGAGCGTCCTAAAAAAGCTCCTAAACCACTCAAAAAAACTCCTCTTCCTCCTCCTACAAAGCCAATCAATCAGATTTGAAAAAGAAAAACTGAACGAGCTAAGCTAGGATCACAAGCAGAGTGTTTTTCAAAGGTTTGGAAATATCGAGATCATAAGTGTGAGGCGTGTGGAAATCTAATTCCTGAACCTCTCTCATTTTGCTTTGCTCATCGCTTATGAAAATGAAGATATCCAGAATTCATATTTGAGCCTCGAAATATATCTCTTGTATGTTCAGAAAAATGTCATCATGATCTTGATATAGTTCTTGCTCATCATGATCAAGAGATCGTTGATTTTATTCTCAAGAAGACTCCAGCAATCTTCAAGATTCTTCTTGATAGATGTAAGAAACTAAAAAATTATTTGACTTCTGAAGAGAAATAAGTAAGCTGTTCTTACTTTACTTCTAACCTATTTTCTATCTATGTTGATTACTAAAGAGATCGAGATTGATATGGCTCATCGTGTATGTTTTCACAAGAGCAAATGTCGCAACCTTCATGGTCACCGCTACAAAATTGAAGTTTGAGTCGATGATAAAATCATCGATACTCACTGAGCTTCAGATTATGGAATGGTGATCGATTTTTCTGATCTCAAGCAAATCATGATTGAGGTGCTTGATGAACAGCATGATCATTGAGCAATTTTCTATAATGAAGATCCTTATAGAGAACTTCTCAAAGAAATGATTGCTTTATGAGATCAAAATCCAAATAAATTGCATTTTGTATGATTTGTTCCTACAGCAGAAAATCTTGCCATGTATTGGTTTGCTCAATTACATGTAAGATTGCATGAAAAAGGAATCAAGCTTGCACATGTCAAGGTATATGAAACGCCAACATCTACAGCAACTTGTACAGCAAACGAAAACTTTACTCTTAAACTTTCATAAATATGTCAGAAATGATAACAGCTGCTGCTGAAAAAATTACAGAACTCTTCAAGACTCTTGAACTTGATCTTCAAGATCCAAACCTCAAAGATACTCCAAATCGTATTGCAAAAATGTTCGTAAATGAAACTCTTTCAGGACTCTATACAAATCCTCCTAAGATAACAGTGTTTCCAAATGAAGGAGAACACGAATACAAAGGAATGGTAGTCGTAAAAGATATCGAAGTACATTCTCTTTGTTCACATCACTGGCAGAATTTTGATGGTCTCTGTACTATTGCTTATGTTCCAGGCAAGAATGTAGTTGGTCTCTCTAAGTTTTCTCGCATAGTTGATTACTGGTCTCGTCGACCTCAACTTCAAGAGCGTCTTATGAAACAGATCTTCAATCATCTTTCTGAACTTCTTGATACAGATAATATAGCAATCACAATGAATTGCAAACATAACTGTATGTGTGTTCGAGGAGTCAAAGAACATCAAGCCTCTACTTCCACTGCTCTTATGTGAGGACTCTTTCTTCATTCTGAGGCTACTAGGAACGAATTTTTATTTCACTGCAAAGCATAAATATGTATCATAAACTTAAAATAAAATCAACATATTTTCTTGCAATCTTAGAATGAAGAAAAACACATGAACTTAGATATAATGATCGAGATTTTCAAACTTGAGATAAGATAATGTTTTTAGATGCAGATCATTCTTGATTTCCAGAACTTCCATGAGAATGGGAAATTACTCATGTTCTTCATTACTTTGAATGACTCAAAGAGTGATGGGTAATTTTATCTCTTAAAAAACATAAATAATGAAAGACATTCTTCTCTCTGCAGGTACTGGACTCCTCATTTGAATCTCATTTACGATCCTCAAGCTTCCTATTCCTGCTCCAACAGCATTTGCTTGAATAGCTGGAATCCTCTGAGTCTACTGTTGATATCTTCTAACTTCATACCTTCTATGAATTATCCAATAAGCGAAATCTTCTACTCTCTTCAAGGAGAGGGGCCTCTCACTGGAAATCCGTCAATCTTCTTTCGATTCTGGTGATGCAATCTCAAGTGTCATTGGTGTGATTCAAAATATTCTTGGCTTCATACTGAATTCAAGAAAACTCATACTCTTGAAGAAATTCTTGAGCAAATCAAGCAATGGCCTCAGTGTACTCATATTGTATTCACAGGAGGTGAGCCTTCTATGTTTCAAAAACAAATCCAAAAACTTCGAGATCATCTTCCTCTCTATACATTCGAAATCGAAACCAATGGATCTCGAGCTTTGGATCCAAATCTCTTTGATCAAGTCAATGTAAGTTACAAACTCAAGAGTAGCGGAAATGATACATATGAAATGAAACCAACTCCAGAATGGGCACTCATGAATGATGTTGCAATTGATTACAAGTTTGTTTGTGGATGACAAGAAGATCTTGATGAAATTCTTGCTCTCATCAATCAATATAATATTGACGAAAAACTTGTCTATCTAATGCCTCTTGGAACAACAAGAGAAAGTCAACTTACAGATCCAAATACAAAATTCTGTACAGATGCTTGTATGAAGTACTGATTCAAGCTTTGCCTTCGTACACACATTCTTCTCTGGTGAGATCGTATGTGAGTATAAAAAGAGAAAAAAAATTTGACTTTCCAAAAGAAAAGAGTAAAATGATTTTGTCAGTAGGAGAAATCCTCTACAATCTTCTTCTTATTTCTTATCTTTATTCTTATGGAAAAATGAATCATGTTCCCTATTGAGGGATTCCCGAATTATTACTTCTCTCCTCAGCACGAAATTGTGTTCAGCGAGAATCGTAAAGGTACCAAAGAGCTCAAGTGGTATGAGTATCAGTCAGGAATCAAGAGAATTACTCTCTATCTTGCAAAACAACCATACTATGTATTCCTCAATCAATTTACTTTTGATGACTCATCAAAAACAGTAAAAATTGTAGAAGGAAGAAAGCGTCCTCGTCAAGTAAAAGTTGTAGAAAAAGTTTCTGAGGATCCAGTTTCTGAAGAAATGAATCAAGTCATTGAATTCTTTCATCAGAGAGAAAATCGTCCAGTCAGAAAAGATGGATTTACAGCAAAATTCTCAAAAGAAATTCTTGAACGTCAAAAAGAAATTCTCAAAGAAGAAAAAACAGAAAAAGGTACATTCTATTCTCTAATTCAGAGATTCTATGCATAAGGATATTATTGGATATGAAGGAATGTATCAGATAAATGAACAAGGAGAAATTTTTAGCAAAAAATACAAGCTTCTTAGAAAAAGAAAAACATATCAAGCAAAATCTGATGACTACATTCATGTAGTTTTATGTAAAAATGGCAAAGTAGAAAATCTACTTCTTCATAGATTGCTTGCAATACACTTCATTCCAAATCCGCATCCTAAAAAATTTCGACATATCAATCATAAAAATTGAATCAAGTCAGATAATCGCTTAGAAAATCTAGAATGGTGTACTCATACACATAATATGCAACATGCAGTTGCAACAGGTCTCAAAAAAACTAAAAAACCTTTACTTTCATAATTTTAGTATCATGCTCAAAGTTATTTATATCAATACTTCTTTTGTAGGATTCCATCGTTGGGATAATGCTCCAGAAGAAGTTAGTTTTCTTCGAGATCTTCATCGTCACCTTTTTAATGTAAAGGTGACGATTGAGGTTTCTCATAATGATCGTGATGTTGAATTCTTTCTTCTCAAGAAAGATGTAGACTTCTGTATTGATCGATTCGATTATGCTTCATGGCTCAACGGAAAGCTTGTCTGAAGTTGTGAAATGGTAGCAGAACGACTTATTCGAGATCTCAGTCTCCTCGAATATAAAGTTGTTTCAGTTGAAGTGAATGAAGACTGAGAAAATGGTTCCATTATTTTTAATACTAACGAATAATTTCTATGTCATCACATGACGCATCACATCCATCAACAGGAACAATGATCAATGACTTCTATCGAAGACAGGCTGAAGAGCTTTCTATAGTTGCAGAGCGCGATATGGAAAGAGCTCAAGATTCTATGAATGAGTGTCTCAAGCTTATGAGAGCTCGTAATGCAAAGTACTGAAATTCATGGAAATGTCTTACTATTCAATCAATAGCAAATCTTATTGAAATGAAAATGAATCGTATTGCAAAGATGTCTGCAGATCAAATACTTAGTCCTAAAATCGAAGACGAATTCATGGATGTTATCAATTATGGAGTATTTGGAATGATGAAAATTGCAGAAATGACAGGAAAGATCCCGACAGCCGAAGAACATATCTAATTTCTAACTCTTTTTTCTTTTTATGATCAAGCATTGCTTCATCTGTCCTACAGCGTTTATTAACGATCCATATATTGGAGGACGATCAGATTTTCTCTTAGCTCTCTCTCATCTTATTGATGATGAAGCTACAAACGAATACGCACAAGCTATCAAACAATTCAAAGCAACCTGAAAGCAAGTCATTCTTGATAATGGACTTTTTGAGAATCATTCTCCAGAAGGATCTGAATCACTTGTTCGAAAAGCTATGAAAGTTGGTGCAGATATAGTTTTTGCTCCAGACTTTCTCTATCAAAGAGAAGCAACAGTGAAAGCTTTCGATGAATTCTTCGAAATATCGACGAAATTGGGCGCTCAATTCAAATTTGGATATGTTGTGCAGGCAGACAATCGAAAAGATTATCTTGAAGCATTTGAGCAAGCAAATCTCGATCCTAGAATTGATCTTATTGGTCTCTCAATTCTCTCAGTACCAAAATCATTCGAAGAAGTAACAAAAACTTCAGACATTACTGTGAATCGTATCGAATGTATCAAGCAAATAGATGAATTTGTAATCGATCCAATCAAACCGTGTCATATGCTTGGTCTTGGAGAATCTCTTCTTGATCTTGCTGAAGCAAAAAACTATCCATGGATCTATTCGAACGATTCTTCAAGTGCATTTCAAACAGGAAAACATTTCAAGACTTACGAACATCTCAATGTCCCAGGAGGGAAAGTTCATGAGAAAGTAGTCTTTGAACAGACTTCAATAACTGCAGAACAAGCAGAATGCATTACCAATAACATCGAAACAATCAAGCATCTTCTTGCAGATAAAGAAGAAAATCTCTTTAATTCTGAAGACACAGTTCTTCGCTAATCTTTTTTCTCTATGATAATCTCACCAAAGCGTATTGTTCAGGAGGGTATCGTGACTGATATTGATAATCCTACAGTTCAGATTCAACAAAACTGAATAGATCTCTCTCTTCGTACTCTTGAAACTCTTGATCATCACGAAATCTATCTATGGAAAGATGGATGACGAAAAATTCAGAGTCGAAAAGTATATGAGCCTGATGAAGATGGAAAAATTTTCCTTCTTGAAGGAGTCTATGATATTACATTCAATGAGTATGTCAAGATTCCTAATGGAATGTGTGCTCAGATCGTTCAACGATCAACTTTGAATCGTACAGGAAATTTCATAACTGCAGGAGTATATGATGCAGGATTTGAAAATCGTGTAGGAGCTATCCTTCATGTCACTCGTCCTATTGAACTTCAGATCTGAGCTCGCCTTGCACAAATTGTATTCTTCCAAGCTGAAGAAGGTGATCTCTATAACTGAATTTATAAAGTATGAAGCCTCTCTTAGATCGAATTGCTATTGATAGCAAAAAATTCAACAATCTTCTCAAGAAACTCGATATCAAATCGACTCCCTTATTCAATTCTCTCTACTGATCCAACAATTGACATTATCTTATGAAGCAATTTCAAAGCTGAGAAGAAGTTGTGTCTGTGAATAAGTATAAAGAATTTCAAGGAAAAATATATTGAGTGTATGGATTTATTCCAGATCTTATCAAGACAAAAAAGAAACTAGCCGTAAAAAGCTAGTTTTTCTCGTTTTGGAGTATGAAAAGTCAAAAAAGATGAAAAAAAATTTGACTTTTGAAAGAAAAAGAAGATCATCATATTCATGAAGTTAAGACAAGCACGACTCCAAGAGTCACAGAAAAAGTCTTCCTTCTGATCTTCTATCTATCATACACATATCCTATGTACACTCATCCTCTTCTTCGCATCGTTAGAATAATCAACTTGATTATGATGCTTCTCATTCTCGTTTCTGTCTATGGTACATACCAAGCAATGTAAGAAACAAATGAAAATATGAAGATGTATGTTTGCGACGGATATGCATATGATATCTCTTCTGCTCCTGCGTACTGCCAAAACAAATAAAAATTTACTCCTAATATAACATTCATGATCTATGCGAAACTCGTCCTTGTTCTACTTATCCTTACAAGTAGTTGATACAGTGTTCTCTCAGCAGACTGAAAATGATCCTCAAAAATAACTCCAAAAGATTATCCAATCATTATTGGTTGCATCAATCAATATACAGGAGAAATCAAAAAGCCTCTCAATCAAACTTTCTCAGCTTGCTATCATGGAACGAAAGGTTGGAAAAATTTAAGATTTCCTTCCAAAAAGCAATTTGAGACAATGAAGAAAATCTATGACACTCGAGCAAAAATGATAACTGCAATGATACTCATGAATCATGAGTCGCAGTTTGATTCAAATGCAAAATGATGTCACAAATGATGATGTGATTATGGTCTCTTTCAAATCAGAGACGTGAATTGATGAAAATGAATGACAAACGAACAACAAATGAAATGGTTTCGAGATCGTAAAGCTTGGCAACTTTCTCCAAAAGGGAATTGCTACAGACGAGTTCTCGAAAAGAATCACGAAAACCTCCTGAGGTGCGTATTCGCACGTCATCATTGAGATCTAAAAGGAACTGCAAAGTATCCTTCAGATCGATATGCTGAATGGAAGTTTTATAATCAGCTTGATTTTAATTTCTAAAAGATTAAAATATGAACAAACATAAAACTTTCTTATGGAAACAAAAAACATTGATTGATTTGATGGATATCAAATTACTGAAACATGACTCGTGATAAGTTTCAAGTATTGAATATCAAAGATACTCAAGCCTGGAACTACAGCAAGTTGATATTCCTACGTAATTCTTCGAAGGAATAAGCAATCAAAACTCAAAACAATTCATCGTCTCGTAGCAGAAACTTTTATTCCAAATCCAAACAATCTTCCACTTGTACTTCATAATGACAATAATCCAAAAAATTGTCATAAAAATAATCTAAGATGGTGAACTCATCAAGATAATATGAAACAACGCAACAAAGAAGGAAGATGTAAATCGTTTTGGAAATGAAAATTCTCTGCAGAAAATAATAAATCAAAAAAGATAGATCAATTTACAACAGACTGACACTTTCTAAAAACATGGAAATGTGCAGCTGATGTAAAGAGAGAAATCTGAATCAGTAACTCAAATATCTCATCATGCATTCAATGAAAATTGAAAACAGCAGGCTGATATATTTGGAAAACACATTTCTAATTTTTTACCCTTCTTTTTATGGAATCATCTATCGATCCAGTTGCATGAGCAACAAAAAAACTTCCTTCATCAGGAATTGTATATATCGTAGGAATAGTAATTATTCTTGTTGTCTTAGGATTGTTTTATAGCAATCAAAATAACTCACCTAAGCCTACTCTCGAAGATAAGCTTACTCAGCTCAAAACTCTTCGAGCAGATAAGTCTCAGAAACAAAAAGAGATCTTTCTTATAGATCAAAAAATCATTCCTCTCAAATGTTCTATCTATTCAGATGTTTGAGCAAAGGATCAATGGAATCTTGAATGTCAAGACTACTTCAATGATCAGCAATCTAAAATGAAAGAAGCTGCAGTAATACCTGCTTCTACGCCTGCTGAAGCTTCAGTATCAGAAACATTTGATGAATAGAGTCTTACTTCCTTTTTCTTTTTTCTATTATGAAAACAACTATCAATGGTATGGAGTTTGAATGAACTCCTAAAGAACTCAAAGAATTTCTTGATCTCAATCAAAAAACAGCTAAGCAAATAAAGCAAGAATCTCTTGAAGATCTAGAACCAAAACGCTCAGTAGCGTCTCCTACAGGACCAAAATCTCTCACTCCAACTCCAAGAAAGATTTGAAGAGGATGAGCTTGAAAAGCTGGATGTCCTGTCTATACAATATCTATGATCAATGGACAGCGAGTTAAATATGCAAATCAATCTCTCTGTGCAAAATTTCTTCAAGTAAATGAAGCAATTATTTCAAAACGAAAAGATACAGGTCGTCCTGTAAGTTGATACTACATTACAACAAAAGAGGCATAAAAAAGTCTAAAAAAGATTTGACTTTCAAGACGAAAAAAGTAAAGTATTTTTACTTCGAAAGTTGTCTTCAATGCTATCCTTTCTTGAGGATAGCTTGAAGGAAATTTCTTCCTTCTTTTATTTTCTATCTTTTTTATCTATGGTTCCTCTTACAAAAGGTGCTACCCTCAATCTCGTGAAGGCTGATGGATCAGCTCTCTCTAAGGTTCGCGTTGGTCTCTCTTGGGACGTTGCTCCTGGTGTTGATGCAGATCTCGATCTTTTCGTAGTATCTCCATCAAAGGAAGTTGCTTACTTCGGAAACAAGAAAGCAATTGCAGGTGTAGAGCTTTCTGATGACAACCGTACTGGTGCTGGTGATGGTGACGACGAGTTCGCAAAATTCGACGCTACTGTAACTACAGATGGTGTATACACTCTCTGTATCAACAGCTATACTGGTGTCACATTCGATAAGATTTCGAATGCTAAGGCTACTGTATACAACGATGAAGATGGATCAGTTCTTGCTACATTCGAGCTTGCTCAGGGTGCTACAAATACTGGTATCGTCGTTGGTACTCTTACTGATTCTGGAAACGCTTACGTGTTTACAGCTAAGGGAGACTTCGTTAATGGTGACATCAACGAAATTACTGCTGCTCTTTAGTTTCTTGCAATGATGCTATCCTTCAAATAGAAGGATATCATCTTGGAGGAAACTCCATTTATTTTCTATTCAATTTTTATGAGAATATGACTACTTCTGATCTCATTATCATTCTTAGCCTCGTGCTCATGGAGTGAATCCTCTCGATCGACAATGCGGCAGTCCTCGCCACTATGGTGAAGCACTTGAAGCCAGCAGATCAACAAAAAGCCCTCAAATACGGAATCATTGGGGCGTACGTTTTTCGGGGGATCGCACTCGTCCTCGCAGCC